TCGCTGTGAAATATACTGACGTGTTGCGGCATTGACATTGTAGGGTAAATGGATGTGACTTGCTCGCCTTCTGGTGCGCTGTCTGCGATCTCTGTGCCTATTTGTGGAACTTCTGAGGCTTCAAGAACTGGTTGATAAACTTCGTATCTGTCGACTGGGCTCCACGCCTCAAAATCGTCTCCCGCAGCAATGGAAACGATGATGTCTACGGGCGGGGCGCTTTGGGAAGAGCTAACTAAAGCATTCATGACATAAATCCTCAAAACGCCATTCGTGGCTTCTTCGGGCAGGCCGGCATCTGTTGTGTGAAATGGGAACACTGTACAATAAGGTCTGAATTGCATGTAAGGGAATTCGATCGTGATGTCTCTTTCTTTCGAGAGATCTACGTTCAAAACACGCAACTTGTTTTGTTCCGATATGTCTAACAAGCCTGTTGAATTTGCGTTAACGTCATAAACGAATCGCAAGACACCCGTGTGAATGGCCGCAGCGACGACCTGGAACCGCAGCTTAATTTTCCCGCGCCAGAACTGAAAAGGATATGTTGCAAATGCCAGCGACGTGGGACACAAAGTACCCGTTCCATTTGAGGTGGTCCACATTGGAGATATTTTGTACGACGCTAGCAAGGCCCCGGGTGCAGCTTCTTCCTGCCATTGGAAAACCGAAAAATAGCTTTCGCGCGACCGCAAATAATGAAGGGACATCTCATCTTTGTTTTCTATGCCTGTCACGCTGGGGGCCACCACGGTTGTACATTTTGGATTGTAGGCCAAGACCGTATTTTCAATTTGCCCGACGGCATGGGCCAACGGTGCTCCTTCAGAATTCCAAATCCGTGTGAACTGACCCATACTTTCGGGACGAGAAAATCCGTAGTGCAATGCCAAACTTGCTGCATTTTTGGCAAACACAGTAGCGGCTGTGGCATAAGGACCAATGACGGGTAACGCTGAGAACAGTGAGGTAAAACGCGAAACCACAGATAGTTTCGACGACAACTTTGTTTCCTCAGTCTCAGACTGCAAAACTGGCACTGTCGTGGGTCCTGCTAATTTCAAATCTGGCATCCAAGCATAAACCGTGATCGTGGCTTTGGGAGCAGTATCTCGAACGGAATTCAATGCCGATATGCCCTGAATGAAAATGCGGCCGAGATTTTCGACGCTCGCTAACCGCAATGGGCACAAATCCTGTGGAAAGAAAAAGGGACATACCATATCCCCGCCCGTATTGGTTGTAGGGTTCAGATACAAGTGTTGCCTCTGTGACAATTGTGTGATCTGCATCTGCTCGTCCCCAGCATTCACGAGTGGTATCTGGTTCACGCGCCTCGACACGACATAAGGCTCGTACCCTGCAATGGCTCTACCAAAAACGAATTGCTGGCCTGTAACTATAAACCGCAAGTGTAGGGTCCCACTGAACCAAGCGTAACCTTCCATCTTTTGTCGAATGGTGGGATTATTCATGTACAATGTCCAAGGATCGAATGTTGCTGAGAACCCGGCGGACGGCCAAACGTATTCTGCTATTTGGATAGGCCGTTCGAACCAATCGGCAAGTTGCATGGCTGGATCGTATGCCGAATCGCGGGATGGGTCGTAAACGTCGGTGGTGTTGCCCGTGTGATCTGGTCTCTCTAGGTGGAACATCGTTTGCCCCAGAGTGTCTTCAATTGGTGTTGTTTGTGTGTTGTTTGATGAAGTAGGCCGACTATGTGAAGCGCTCTCCAAAATGGCCTGGTATGGATGCGCTGTTGTTGGACCTAGGACGCTGACCAAATCGCTAAATAACGATGGCTCCATTGGAACCGCGTCGTCGAAGCAAGGCTGACGAAGACCGCCAGTCCGTGCGGTCTCCCGTAAATCTCGAGCTTCTACCGAAGGCATATATTCAACTACCCTCTCATGTGGCGACTTTAACCTTGTTCGCGCGCGTTCTTCATAAGACAATTGCCAATCGACTGCTGCATCCAATTGATGCGCTGTCAAAATGACACCTAACTTCTTTCTAAATGTCTCATAGAACGTCTCGCCTCGCGCGAATGCCTCGTATAAAACGGAGCCGGATGCCGCGATGGCATGCTCTTCCGGCCCAATGTCGCTGTGCCTCACTAACAAACCTTTGAACAATGATTCATCGTGCAATGCGCCCAAATAACGGTTCAAAATGGGGTGCCACACGGAGCTGCGCGACAAGAAATCCACGTCTTTCATCTTAATGCGCGGAGCTGCCTCATCTATCGCCTTGTCTTTCTCCGTTGGCGTAATCGTCATGCCCATCATCTCAAACGCTTTTGCCATACTCTGAAGTGTCACCCTCGTATCCAAACATCTGAGGAAAGCGTCGTCGCCGTACGTCATAATTTTGCAGAACTGGTCGAAATCGAGCCTGTTCGTGATTAAATACACGGCACAATATGAGCGATACATGTTGTCAATGCAGTTGAAAGCGGTGGTCACGCCGATGCCAGACGGGTTTGAATTGCGCAAGCGCATAATCACACCATCGAAAACTGAGGTGGGGAAAATCCATTGGGACAAGCCCATCCTGACGTGGTTGATCCATTTACTGGTGGCCCCGGCTCGCTTCATCAGCTCGCAGACGAATCTCACGACTTCGCACTTCATGGCCGGACTGACATGTTGATCAAACTTCTTGTAGTCATACTGGATAATGTCTTCCTCTCCTGTATCAAACTCTGTCACCATCTCATGCCATCGTGGGCCTTGACAATCCATTCCTATAGCGACTCCCAGAGATAAATTGTAACGGGCCATATGTGAACACAACCAGCCGAGGTGCTTACGGATCCACAGTGTTAACGTCAAGGAACTGGCTTGAAATAACCTGGCTTTCTTCTTCTGACCTGTCAGAACTGGCTCGTCTTTCAGAGTTGCTTTGAAAAGCTGGACCTCTGGAACACCATTGTCGATTGATTGCTCGAAGCGCGCCAATGCAACCCATGCATCAGAATGCAACTGATAAGGTGGCTCTTTGTCTGGGCTCATTTTCCGTTTCTCTTTGTTGTACGGATGACCTGCCGAGCTCTTCATGTTCAAAGGGTTCACACTTTTGTCTGGCAGACCATTCCGAATCTCAAAATCATTAAGGGGACGAATGATGCCCAAATCGGCTGAAAACACGTCCAATAACATGGCGCGTATGTGAGGCACAGCTTCCATCACATAATGGGCGCCGCGATGTGTGATCTGCTCTAAGCCGACTGTATAAGGCCAATTGGGTGTGCCGTCTTCAAAGAACCGAAATGGCGGGGGTCCGAACATGCCTCGTTTCAGATCAAATGCTCTTTCAACTTCCGACGCCAACAATGATGGTTGCACTTTGCTCACTGGTGTCGTTCTCGCATGCCAAAAACCTACGATGTCGACCTCGTCAGGCGCTGGGACAAAGTTTAGGCTGTGTCTCGGATGGACTGCACCTCTCTCAACCTGAGGAATGTTATCGACGGTGCACATTTCCAACTTGGTGGGCCCACAAAAAACTTCTCCTCTTGCTAGCATCTTCTCCTTCGCTTCAACAAATTCTCGATGTAGTACCGTTTCCAAACCGCATTTATCGTAGGGATCGCCGCGTGCCATCCGCATCACGTGAAAGCCGATGATGGCTCTCTCCTTTCCTGCGCAACTCAACATTGGACTGCCGCAACTTCCGGCCGTAGTCGTTCCTGTGGCGACGTTATACATCTGGCGCTTTCCTTTTACAAATGCGCCTGGCCAATTATA